GGTTGCGGTAACAACGGTTGACTTCGTAACATATGTTGACGCGGTGTTGCTCGTCAGCGCAGCGTTCGTCACGATTTCATTGCCAGCGCCAGCGGGTTGCGTCCAAATGGCGAGATAGCCAGCGGAAACGTCTTTATTGGCATTGGTGATGACCACGTTCGTGATGTTGTAGGTCGACGAGTTGATGACGCTCATCACTTGCGGAGCATCGCCCGTGACGTTCAACGAAACGCCGGTTGCGGAAGCAAGCAAGCGGATCGCTTGATTGCTAGTAAGCCCTTGCGGGTGAATGGTGCTAACTGAAGCGGGGCCGGGATTCGCCATGATTGTTTCCTTTTAAAAGTTTAAAACGGAGCGCATTTCTGCGCCCCCGTTTATTAAGCAGCAACGCGACAGGCAAGCTCGGGATACAGCGGCGCCCAACCGTAGAGAACGTCCAAACGCGTCGGAATGCTGTCGTTGTTGATCGTGTATTGACGCACCACACGCATCGACAGACCCAGTTCCTTGTCGCTCGCACGCCCAGCAAAGTGCACGCCTTCCGGCAGCTCAAGATCGGCAACCGCCAAGCAGAAAGCATTGCGGTGCATGATGATGTTCTGCGGGCTGACAACGCCAGTGTTGTTGAACGGCGTAACCGTTGACGCACCAGGCGAGGTAACCGACACGTTTTGGAATTGGCCGGCAGTGATAACCGCAGGCGAAACCACAACGCTGGTCGTGCTCGAGGTCGCAACCGTCACATCGGCTTGCACAACAAAGTTGCGCAGCTTGTTGGAGCCATACGCTTGACGGTTCTGCGGGTTAACCGCATAGACGTTAGCGATCTGGATGACGTCGCCCTGCTTTAGGCCAGCGGTCGCAGTTGACACCGACAACGCGATGGTCGATGTCGAAGCCCAGCCGGTCGTCAGGAAGCCCGTAGCAGTCGCGGTCTGGCACGAGAACGAAGTGGCAGTCGCATACGAACCAAACGTCTGGTTAACCACGTTCTGATCCATCTTCCAGTTCATGCCGGAACTGTCCGTTCCCATCATGCCCTTTTCGTATTGCTTGCTGATTTTCGGGTTCGGGTTAAACAAGCCCTTCAGCGAGTCAACGATAGTTGCACTGGTGAACGGTTCGATCACGCAGCTACGGCGACCATCACGCGGCGCACCTTCAGCGTCGAGGTAAGCACCAGCGGTCAGGTAGGTGATCAGGCCGGTCGGCGGCGTGCCGGCGGTGCCAACGATGTTGGCGGTCGCATTCTTCGCCATTAACAGACCATCACGATCCATCTTGTTAGCAATCGCGGCAACGGCCGGCTTCAGCACGCGATCACTAAACATATCTAGCGACAGTGCCAAGTCTTGACTAGTAAACTGGGTGTCGACATGGAACTGCGTGGAGAGCGTAACCGGCACGCTGGTTTCGTTAAAATCTTCGACGTTGAGCGCCGGGCCGGTGGTGCCGATGAAGCGACCCGGTTTACGCACGTTGACGGTTGCGCCGATCTTGGCGCCGACAACCGCGAACTGGTCATCATAGTTACGGTCGACTTCGCTGGTGAAAGTCAATTCGTTTTCAAGCACCATCAGTGCTTCGTTCGTGATTTTGCTGATAGTCAGCAGATTATTGGCCATGATATTTTTTCCTAAATTGGATTAGTGGTCAGCGGATCTTCCCGGCTTGGCGTGCTGCTTTCCAGTTCTGATAACTTCCGTGAAACTCACCCTTAGAGTCCACCTTAAAATCAGAACCGCTTGCAGCGCCGCGGATCGGGCTGATCGGTGCTGGTGCTTTTGATCGTGTAACAGACTGAGCAGACTCGGCCGACTTTTCCAGTCGTGCTTCCAGTTTCCCAATTTCACGAATAGCAGTAATCAGCGGCATTTCGTTGAGCTTGAGCGCGAACTCCTCGTTCTCTGCCAAGTGATACAGGATTCTTGGCCCGATATCACTCTCTAGGATGGCGTCACGCACCGTGTCGTTCACGGTGACGGTTGAGCTTTCCACCATCTCGGCAAAGTCCGGTATTTCGGCCTTTGTCGCCTTGAGTCGAGTTTCCCAACCTTTAATCAGTTTGGTTTGCTCGGCCGCGGCGCGTTTCTCAGCGTCCTGCCTATCTCTATTTGCTAACGCAGCTTCTGCGGAATATTCAGCCAACGCTTTTGCATACTCAAAAGCATCGGTAAATTGCTCGGGCTTTGGTTCTGTGATCGCGGTCGATTTAACTTCTGGTTTCGACCCGCTTTCCAGTTCCTTGACCCGCGCCTCTAGTGTTTGTCGGGCTTCGCGTTCCTGTTGTGCTTCGGCTTTCGCCTGATCGCGTGCCTTCGATAACGTAGAGAACCGCCGTTCTAGCTTGGGATTCTGTTTCTTTTCGTCTGTTACTTCTGGTTCACTCTGCTCGGCTTCTACTTCCGGCTCCGATTCCTCGGCCTCGGAAGGTGCGCGATCAGCTAATCCCAGCTTTTCTGCATTAAATGCGGCCAGAGTTTCGCTGGTAACAATGTTGCCAGCTTGCTTTGGTTCCTGATTATCGGTCTGCGTGTCGGCCATATTATTCATAAGCTCCGGTTCCCGCAAAACCTGCGGTATGGTTTTTATATACTCTTTTACGGTATTTATTGTCTAGTGGTTAGCGGATTGGCGCCCTGCTCAATATCTTGCGCCGCGGTTTGGGCAAATTGATACTGCTCCTGATTGCGCCGGTCGATCTCGGCTTCTAGGCGTTTGGTGTCCATGTGGTGCAGCATAAGCTGGACGATTGCGTCCAGTTCCGTCTTGTTCTGGCTGGTAATAGCCCTGGTATTCTGGTCATTAACCTTGACCTCGGCCATCGTTTCGGTGTTGTGCGCCCTGGCGGTCACATCCATCAGCTTCCTGCGGTTTGCCCCTTCTTCCTTGATTTGGGCAATAGATCCGCGGTTGTCGATCTCGAGCTGCATGGCGGTCATCTGCTGTTTCATTTGCTCAATGGTTTGCTTGCCCTGCGCCAGTTGCATCTGAACCTGTGGCGGAATCGGGCTTTTATCGTCAATCTGCGCCAGCGGGTTGCTGGCCGCCAAGCGGTCGGCAATCACATCGGCGCCGGGAAAGTCCATGTTCCTAAAAATCAAGTCGCCGGCAATCTTGAACAAATCCTGATTTGCCATCATGGGAGCCATTGCTTCTACGGCCTGCTGGCGCTTGCTGTTGTAGCCCGGGCCCGTGTCCATCACCACATCGTATTCGCCCACGGTAATGTCGTTTAAGACCTGCCCAACAGCGGTTTTCTCGTTAACCGTGATCAAATCGGGCTGACCATCGTCACCGATAATCCGCATCACCCGCTGACCGTCGTAGATTTTAGGAATCAGGTCGAGAATGATTTTTCCGGTGAATTTGATGCTGCGAGTCAGGTTGTCGTAATAATGGAAATTCGACATGTCCCCTTGTTGCTGTGCACCATTTAACGCTTTGCCGCTGACATTGCCCGGCATCTGTTGTGCCGGATCGAATATGCCCAGCACAGTTTGCAAATCATCAGATATAGCCGCGGCCGCGGTCATCACGCCGGTAGGCGGCGGCTCCGGCTGCAACCTGACCGGCACTGGCGCTGTCCGGCCATCAATGTCGGTCTGCTTGTAGCGCAGGACAGGCGAGGATTTTATGTTAGCTGCCGCCCACTCTGTCTCATGCCCTTCGTCCTGACCCTCGGCCAGCAGCCACTTGGCTTTTGGCGCCAAAGCAACCGACTCGGTCATGCTGGTGCGCCAGAAGTTATACATTCGTTGCGGATCTTTAGCGAACCGCACCAGACCAAATTTCTTGCGCTTGTCGTCGACAATAATCTGCTGGCCGTAGACTGGCACGATTGGAATAAACCGACCAGGCCATTCCCGTTCCTCAAGCACTTCCATCGTTGTCAACTTGCACCACTTGATCACCTTCTTGTAGGTCGGGCGCTCGTCGATGATTTGAATACCGGCCAGCAAGAGAACATCCGCGCTTGGCAGCTCGTCCTTGAATATCTTGGTTCCGTCAGAGAGCAGGACAAGCGTAGCCTTTTCGCGCTCAGTCCAGAAGTATTCAGCGATCCGAATGTCCTCTTTAGTCATCCATTCCGCAGCATCGTCCCCCGTAGCTTTTGGTTGGAATCCCTGCCCGTCGTCCTTGCCGGGATACATCTTGCGGAATTGCGCTTTCGGAATCATCGTCGTGATAATTGCCCGTTCAGCATCGGATCCATCTGGCGCCGTGGAATTGGGGTCAAAATAGACGGTAAACGGGTTTTCAATTGCCTTGATGAATATTTCCTGATCGAACGAATCCTCCCTTACATATTCAGTCACCACGCGCCAGAAGCCCCAGCCCATCCTGACCGAATAATCAAAAGCGTTGTCATAGGCGTGGTCTGCATTGCTGTTTAGCTCAATGTGCCGGGTAATACCCTCAATGACCTCGGCAACCTTTGCGTCGGCCTGCGTGTTGGTCGGATGCACTTTAATCCGCGGTCGTTGCTGGCGCTGCTGGTTGGTCACCTGCCGCACATAAGCGTCGATCTTGTTAATGGTCAGGCAAGGTCTGGCCTCAAGATTCCGACTGTTCTGGATCTCGGTCGGCCACTGGTCACCCGCGGCAAACTTCAAGTCCTCCATAGCTTCCATGCGGTTGCTTGACTCAGCATCCCCGCACAGGCGCAGGAACTTGACCGCCTCCTCTATCCGCGGATCATTGTCAAATTGGCTGTTCATCCCATCCACCCCGCACTTTCAAATTGTTGAATTCTAGGTTTCCGCGGCTTGCGCGGCTCGTTGACCATCAGGCCGATATATCTAAAAGCGTCTGCACCGTGGCTGTATTCGTCGTGTAGCGGTAACTTGCTGAAGCTGCCGTATGCGTCTGTCTCATACCGGTAGTGTCTCAGGCAGTTAATCCCATCGGCGGCGTTCTCGCGGTCAAACCAGCAGTTCGGGAAGATTGTCCTAGCTGCGTTGATGCTGTCCACGACCGGCACCCGCGGGATGATGTTCACCCGATAACCGGCAGCCCTTACGATTTCCTCGATGCTCTTGCCATTGGCGGCCAGCGTCTTGTTTTCAGCATCATGCGGCAGCCAGAGCGTGTCGTAGACGTAGCCAAATTTCTGCATTTCTGCTAGATACCAACTCATCGTTTTCTGGCTGTTTTCCATATAACGAATCAGCCTTGTTTCCATTCCAATGAACTGTAGGTACCAAATAGCTGTACTGTCAGACCAACCCAAATCGAATATTGCATGAACAGGCTTGGACGGATCGTATATAACCCTTGTCAAGCGGCCTTGAATATCGGCCATCTGTAGTTCTTTAGCGAAGATCGCCCCGTCCACGTTCTGCCTGCACAACCCTTCCCAGACGTTGTTATAGGCTTCAGTATCGCGGTTCTTTAAGGCGTCTTTCTCAAGCTCCAGCGTGTGCGGAAACCACGGGTTATCGTTCCAGTTAACCTTCTGCACCACGCAGTCATCAGGCGGCTTCAGCACGAAACGCTCGTAAGTCTCGTCGGTCTCAAGCTCCGGATTGAACGAGATCCAGATTTCGCTGTTGTCCTTGCGAATGGTCGGTATCAGCACGTTCCAGCTTAGTCGGCTGACCGACTGCGCTTCCTCCACCCACACAATATCGCAGCCTTCATAGCTTTTGATGTTGCTGATGTTGTTCTTCAGCCCGGCAAACAGGAACTCAGTGCCGTTACTGCCCCGGATGCTGGCCTGCGTGATCTCGTAAAAGCCCAGCAAGCCCATAGACTCAATCTGGTCGCACAGCAGCTTGTGCACCGAGTCCTTGATGCTGGTCTGGTATTCACGCGCACAGAGTATGCGTAGCGGTTTCTTGGCGCCGAGGATGAGCAGAGCGCGTGCTATGCCCCACGACTTAGCACCACCGCGGCCACCATACAGCACGCGATACCGAGAGTGTTCTGGATTGAATAAGCAGTCGAGCTTGCGTGGGAATTCTGCTCTGGCAAAGACTGACTCTAGATCCACGGTCACACCCGCGGCTTGGGATCTACGAACACCACGTTAATGCCTTCGATCTTCGTGCCGTCTGCATTCGCCATCTGCATGGTGCTGGTTTCAGACCAACGCATCTGTGCCTTCGTCCACCAGATCATTGCTGTCGTGTCACCGGCCTGCGCTTTGTTGAACAGCGTGTCGGCTATGGCTGCGCTTGACTCTGCTTTGCCTAAACCAAGCTCAAGAGAATAATGTTTTCTGAGCGTAGGCGGCGAGATACCAACGAGCGCAGATATCTGCTCATGCGGCAATCCTAGACCAGATGCGCGTTGCACCTTCTTGCGCTGGTCGTCTGTTGGCTCGTGCGGAGGATTCATTTTCTTTTTATTGAGGCAAAGTTGCCGTTATCATTTCGTCTTTTTATTACGCTTGCTGATTGCGGCCGCTTTGCTCTTAGCATCGGCTTTAGAGCTTGCGCCCCACGCTTTCAGACTGAGCAGCAGACGTGTCGGTTCACCGCTGGGCTTATGTTCCGGCCCCGGCATACCGCCCATACGCGCCAAGAACGAGGCGCGGCGTGGATTATCCCCCGCTTTGACTGGCGCCTTGAGCGTGCCGCCTGTTTCAGCGTGATAGCTGGCGCGGCCTTTTGCGTTCAAGCCACCGGCCGGATTCTTTCCGGCTTTTTTCGTCCAGGCTGCGCTCATCGTTTCTTCTGCACAGTTTTGGCTGCTTGCTTAAACGCTTTAGCGGTTGGTGCGCCGATTGCACCAGGCTTCCGCATTTTCTCTTTGCTGCCTTCGGCTATTCTTTCGCGTTTTGCAGCAATGTTGGCATAGAGTCCGGGCTTCATAATTTATTGCTGAGCAACGTGAACCAGAGCAAATGAAATCACGATAGCTTCCGACAATGACCCGGCACTGGCATTTGCCACAGCAATCGTGAACGAACCGGCAGCAACCGTCGCAATCGACAACAAATAGGTGCCTGCCGTTGCCCCGCCAGATTTAACTGCAACGACCGGCACATCGTATGCAGAAACCATTGAATTCGTCACAATGAATGCGACTTCAGAGCCGGCAGTGAGTGCGGCGTTGTTCATGGTGATTGTTCCGCAAGGCGCGTTGACGGTCACACCGGTTGATTTGCTAGTTGCTTGCGTCACAGCAGTCGGCACCGCGGTTGAGCTGCCGGTGTTGTAACCGAATTGACCCGTGACGGCATTCACCAAAGAATTGTTTGCGTTAATAATATCCTGATCTTGATACGCCACGCCTATTGCGATTGAATTAGCCATTTTATTTCCTTTAATTAAGCTGCTTCTTGAACAAAACAGATGTCCTTCCAGGACATGATTAAATACTTCACGCCATCTTCGATATATTCTGAATACTTCAGGTATTCGTCCTTGCCCATCGTGCCGAACCGCACAAGATCGCCTACTGCGACCGGCGTCGGTTCGATCTTACCTTTGGCGTTCCACCCGCCGGGCCCTACGGCCACAACGGTTCCCATGTTATCGTTTTCGCTCATCACCACCTCGATGACTGAGCTTTTAATGCGCGGCAACGGTAACACCACGATTTTGTCTGCGCGAGGTTTTAGCTTCATGATTTTCTCGGCCTCCCGCGTTTTCTTGGCGCATCTTCCTGTTTATCAACAAACCTTACGGCTACTGGAGCGCACACCTCAATAACTTCTAAGGCAGAATACTCGCCGCACCATTCGTTCTGGTGCCGGTTCATAAACGTCGGATACCGCCGACATTGCCCAAGAATATTACCGGTT